AGAATGATATTTTTAAGTACAGAGGAATTACTATTGAAGTGCCTGATACTAGAGCTATAGTTGATGGCGAATTTGTTGTAAGAGTTAGGAAGAAATTAGGCATGGGTCAGAAACCTTTTGCTAGGATTTTAGGAATTACAGAGAGAACACTTAATCGTTGGGAACATGTGAAGATATTTATTGGTAACTCAAGTAGCAGGCTTTTATATTTGCTAGACAAGAATCCAGACTTAATCTTTGAATTGTATAACATTGTGGAGGATTGATATTTATGGATTTAGGTACTTTTGCCTATGGCATTGCTGTGTATTTAGTAATAGGTATCGCAATCTACGGATATGAGGACATTATGAGAGATACAAATGTATATGACTATGTATTAGTATTCTTAATATTTTGGCCAATAATATTAGTAGTAACATTAGTATTTCAATTAATACGTTTTATTAAAGCAATATTTAAAGGAGAGTATTGATATTTATGAGTAGGTTAAAAGAATGGTTGAATAAGCTGTTTGAAATAAAAAGCCCTAGTTATTTGTGTATGGCCGCTTGCTGTACTTATCTTAATGTCCATAAACCTACTGTAATCTATTCAGATGGATTGGTTAAGACTAGTAAGTGTAAATATTGTGGTAGAGAAATCACACTTAGAGAGGATGGTAGCTGGAAGTGAGAATGATTACTAAGAGGATTGCTATTTATATTTTGAGTGTTTTGGTTTTATGTGGTGGATGTGTAATGACAATAGAAGGAGAAATAAAAGATGAAATATTACGAAATAATGAAAGAAATGGTGAGATCAGCTCAATGGGGAGCAGTGACGAGATTAATCCTGAGAACATTGCTTCTGGGGTTTCTGTTAACATACAGTTTAGCAAACATTTGGGTAGCAGCATCAGAACATTGGTTGCAAGTGGGTGCGATGCTGAGAATAGGTGTTCTAGCAATATGTGCGATAGTGGTGGTGAACATGCTTGTACTTGCTTGGAAGATGGGAATAAACGAATGGATGATATATCACAGTCTGATGAAACTTCTGAAATCATTGCCGGAGGAAGCCATCAACAAATTTTGGGAGATACTGTTAACCAAACCGAAGCAGTCTACGGAGCAGGAACAATTGAATCAAAAATCGTAGAAGCTTGTAATCGTTATGGAATTGACAGTTCTGTTGTATTAGGAATTGCTAGATTAGAAACTGGGAACTTTACTTCATATGCATATCTTGTTGGGAATAATCCTGGAGGTATGAGTGTGAATGAGGTTCCCATTATTTATGGAAGTATTGAAGAAGGAGTCGAAGCTATGGTGAGTAATTTAGCTCATAATTACTTTGCTATTGGACTGACAACACCTGAATTAATTGGTCAAAAATACTGTCCAGTTAATCCAAATTGGGCTTATTTAGTAAGGAGTTTGATGTAAAGTGGCTAAGGATTTTCTATATGACTACCAAAAAGATGCAGTATCAAAAATGAAGAATGGTTGCATATTAAATGGAGGGGTTGGAACTGGAAAAAGCAGAACCAGCCTCTATTATTATTTTCAATTGAATGGTGGTCGTATTGAAGGTAATAGATACACAAAGATGTCAAGGCCGATGGACTTGTATATTATTACAACTGCCAGAAAGAGAGACACCAAGGAATGGGAAGATGAATTGAAGCCATTTAAGATGGAGAATTATATTCATTTAAACATTGTTATTGATAGTTGGAACAACATTAAAAAGTATGTTGGTGTACAGAATGCTTTCTTTATATTTGATGAGCAGAGAGTGGTTGGGAATGGGACTTGGGTTAAGTCATTTTTAGCAATTACTAAAAGCAATAAGTGGATTTTATTGAGTGCAACTCCTGGTGACACTTGGACTGATTATATTCCTGTGTTTATTGCTAATGGGTTTTATAGAAACAGAACAGACTTTATTAATCAGCATGTCATATATTCTAGATTCTCTAAGTATCCAAAGATTGATAGATATGTTAACACTAGAAGACTTGTTAGGTTAAGAGATGGGATATTAGTTGATATGAGTTACTTGAGAAAGACTGTACGACATGACATTGATATTTTCTGTGACTACAACAAGACTGAATACAAGGAAGTGTTTAAGAATCGTTGGGATCCATTTAAGCAAGAGCCAATCCAACAAGCAAGTAGTATGTGCTATATTTTGAGACGACTTGTAAATACTTATCCAGATAGGCAGATTCAATTGCTTGATATTGTGAGAGAGCACTCAAAGAGTATCATCTTCTATAACTTTGATTACGAACTTGATATTTTGAAAGGAATCTTTGAACAGATAGACTGGCTTGAAGTAGCTGAATGGAATGGGCACAAACATCAAGAGATTCCAGAAAGTGACAAGTGGGTATATTTAGTTCAGTACACTGCTGGTTGTGAAGGTTGGAATTGTATACAGACTGACACTATTATATTTTACAGTCAGAACTATTCTTACAAAGTACTTGAGCAAGCTAGAGGTCGTATTGATAGATTGAATACACCTTACGTAGATTTATATTATTATCATTTAAAAAGTAGGTCTGGTATTGACATTGCTATATCTAGAGCAATCAATAGTAAGAAAAATTTCGTTGAAAAGAAGTTTGTACCAGACTTGAAGTTCTAATAAATACAAGGATTTTGGTTCGTTTTATGGCCAGATTCTTGTATTTTTTCTTGCAAAGTTTTGTGCACAAAAATGTGTAAAACATAAAAATTTTTATGTTTTGAGTGAAATTTTAGACTAAAAAACGCGTACCCCTGACATTTTGTCCCAAAAAAACATGTTTTTTACAATTTTTTTACAATTTTTGTGCAGCGAAAAATGCTTTATATAAAGGAGATTTGAGGGTAAAACATAAAAACATAAAAATATTACCAACTTTTATTAAAAATAAAAATAAATATATAAGAAGTTTTAAGAAAATTTTTGTGTTTTTGTGTTTTGAGCAAAATAGTAGTATTTTCTGCTATTTTACACAAGGTGGATAAAAACTACTAAATCATCACAAGATTTATATTTTCTCACTCAAGTTAGGGTTCGCGTGAGAATCATACTCTTTTATGAGGGGAAAAGTGCATTTTTGACTTAATGGTCATGCACTTATCCTTTTAGCATTTTAAAAGAGGAACTGAAACAGAAAAGGAGGAATCATAATGCTGGAGTCTAAATTTCAGAGCGAGCTAATAAAAGAGCTGAAAAATATATTTCCAGGATGCATCGTGATGAAGAATGATTCGAGTTACATTCAAGGTATTCCAGATTTGCTTGTTTTATATTCTGACAAATGGGCAACTCTTGAATGTAAGAAAACTTTGAATTCGAGTCATCAACCAAATCAGGATTACTATGTAGGGCTAATGAACGATATGTCATTTAGTAGATTTATCTGCCCTGAAAATAAGGAGGAAGTATTAAATGCTTTGGCAAAATTATTCAAGGTTAAGAGGGAAGCATAGTTTCTTAAGTCCAAGTTCAAACTACTGGCTTAGCTATGATGCCCAAAAAATGATGGAGCGATATTTCAATTCTTTCGCTCAAGACTCAGGAACAAATTTACATCAGTTTGCAGAGGAACACATTAAGTGGGCAGAGTATATGTTATATTCTGCAAGAACATTTGAGGATGGTTCTAAAGTTAGAGCTAATGATGTAAGACTGTTAAAGAATGACAAAAAAGAAGTTCGTAAATGGCTATTCAAGAATCATATTCCGGTGCAAGCTGTTGACTTGGACTTTGTATATCCTAACTTGCAAGCTTATATTAACGATGCAATTGATTTACGAATGGATCCAGAAGTAATTTTATATTACTCAGAATACTGTTTTGGAACTGCAGACTGTATTAGTTTCGAAAACAACTTATTACGAATACATGATTTAAAGACTGGTAAATCGCCAGCACATATGGAGCAGCTATTAATTTATGCCGCTCTTTTTTGTTTAAACTACGGAATTCGTCCAGGTGATATTTCATTTGAACTTCGTATTTATCAAAACAATGAAATTAATGTTTGCAATCCTACTGAAGAAGATATTTCTCCAATCATGGATAAGATCATATATTTCGACAGAATAATCCAAGAAACAAAGGAGGGCTCAGACAATGTATCAAGATAAACCTCCTATTCAATCATATTTTGGTGTCCAAGAAGATGAAGATTATATTTCTCATTATGGAATGCCAAGAAGAAGTGGTCGATATCCTTGGGGTTCAGGAGAAGATCCATATCAACATGAAGGCTGGTCTGATTTTCTAGTTCGTGTTAATAAGCTAAAAGCTAGTGGTTGGACTGAAACACCAGAAAATATTAAAAAAGAATTTGGTGACAATATGACAACTACTCAATACCGAAGAGAAAAGTCATATGCAGAGTACAAGGATAGATGCTATCGTGTTAATACTGCAAAAAGATTAAAAGAAAAAGGTAATGAAGAGAATGGTTGGCAACCTATGGGTGCTTCTGAAATTGGTAGAGTCATGGGTATTAATGAATCATCTGTTCGTTCTTTATTAAATGATAAATCTGAATCTCGTATGATGAAAGCTCAGCATACCGCAGATTTTCTTAAAGAAGAATTAAAAGAAAAGAGAATGATTGATGTCGGACCAGGTGTAGAAAGAGAGCTTAATATTCCAAGAAATAAATTGGATACTGCTCTATTTATATTACAAAAAGAAGGATACCATGTTTACAAAGGTGGTATTCCTCAAGCTACAAATCCAGGACAACAATCAAATCAAAGTGTATTGTGTGCTCCTGATGTTGAACATAAAGAGATTTATAATTTTGATAAAGTTAAGACTATTACTGACTATAAATCTTTAGATGATGGACAGTCATTTGACAAGAGACCTGCAGTCGGGGCACCTGTATCATTAGACTCTAAAAGATTAATGATTAGATATAAAGAAGATGGTGGAATTGATAAAGATGGAACTATTGAGTTAAGAAGAGGTGTTAAAGACTTAGCCTTAACTGATCCGGCAGATGCTACTGGTACTAAAGGTGAGAAAACTTATGCCCAAGTACGTATATTAGTAGATGGGACCCATTATTTGAAAGGTATGGCTGTCTATAATGATGGTAAAGACATGCCTGATGGAGTCGATGTTATATTCAACACTAACAAAGGCAAAGACAAACCAATGACTGAGGTTCTTAAGAAAATAAAAGAAGACCCAGACAATCCATTTGGTTCACTTATTAAAGGCCAGAACCATTATGTTGATAAAGATGGTAATCAAAAGCAAGGGCTTATCAATTATCGTGCAGTTGAAGGTGATTGGGACGACTGGAAAAACGCAGTTCCTTCTCAATTCTTAGCAAAACAATCCATTCATATGGCAGAGAAACAACTTAATTTAGCCAAGGAGACTAAAGCTCAAGAATATGCTGATATTATGGCTTTGACAAATCCTACAGTTAAGAAGTATTTGTTAAATAAATTTGCAAGTGAATGTGACTCTTCTGCAGTTCATTTACAAGCAGCTGCTCTACCAGGACAGAGATACCAAGTATTAACTGCAATTCCAACAATGAAAGAAACTGAAGTATATGCTCCTAACTTTCAAGATGGAACAAAGTTAGCATTAGTTCGATATCCTCATGGTGGTATATTTGAAATCCCTGTGCTTACTGTCAATAACAGACAGAAGCAAGCTAGATCTATATTAGGAACAAAGCCTCAAGATGCAATTGGTATAAATTCTAAGGTAGCAGAACAGTTATCTGGAGCTGACTTTGATGGTGATACTGTTATGTGTATTCCTACAGATGACAAGCAAGGTAAAGTTCGTATATCTAGGTCTAAACCTTTAGAAGGATTAAAAGGATTTGACCCTAAGGATTCATATCAGTATGACACAGTTAAGACTGATGCAAAAGGTGAGAGCCATTATTATCGTAATGGTAGAGAATTCCCTGTTATGAAGAACACTCAGACTGAGATGGGAATTATATCTAACCTTATTACAGACATGACTATTGGTAATGCTAAACCAGATGAGCTAGCAAGAGCCGTAAGACATTCAATGGTTGTAATTGATGCAGAGAAGCATAAATTAGATTACAAACAATCTTATGTAGATAATAACATTGACGGTTTAAAGAAAGAATACCAAAGTGGTGGCGGTGCATCTACTATTCTATCTAAAGCAAAAGGTCAATATTCAATACCAAAGACTCAAGGTACACCAAGAGTTAATATGAAAGGTAAAGAATATTATGATCCAAGCAAACCAGAAGGTGCTCTTATCTATAAGAAGGCTGATGATTTATACTATCCTATTAGAAAGAAAGATGCTAATACTGGAAACATTATTCTTAGAACTGTTGATGGTGGCAAAGTTAGTTATAACCCTAATGATCCAGCACAACGTGAGAAGTATGAACCAGTTCGTAATGTCACACTAAAGAATGGTAAGAAAGTATTTGGTGAGACTATTACTAATAAGGATGGAAGTATTGTTTATAAAACCAAGACTAGAATGGAACGCACTACCAAGATGGCTGCGACTAATGACCCCTATACCCTGGTATCAAAGGCACAGCACCCCATGGAGCTTTTATATGCCCGTCATGCCGCGTCTATGAAGTCTATGGCTAATGAGGCCCGTAAGTCTATGATGACAGCGGGTAGCATTAAATACAACAAAGAAGCTGCTAAAGCTTATGCTCCTGAAGTAGCAAGTTTAAATACTAAGCTTAATGTAGCATTACTTAATGCCACTAAGGAAAGACAAGCACAACGACTAACCCAAGCCGAGTTAAATCGTAAGAAAGCAGAAGGTTTAATAGACAAGTCTGATGTTAAGAAGACATCACAAAAGACTATTGAAAAGTACAGAAAAGAGTTAGGAACAAGTACACGTTCGGAAAGAAACATTAGCATTACTGCTAAAGAATGGGAAGCTATTCAAGCAGGAGCAATTTCTGAGAATACTTTACATAAGATTCTTAGTAATGCAGACATTGACGTGTTACGTGATTTAGCAACACCAAAAAGCCAAAAGACTTTGAGTAATACAAAGATTGCAAGAATCAAAGCACTTTCTAATTCTAATTATACAACAGCACAAATTGCTGAAATGATGGGTGTCTCTACATCCACAATAACAAAGTATTTGAAAGGAGCATAATTTTATGAAAGCAATGTTAACGACAATTGACAATCCTTTTGATCCTTTCACTGAGTTTACAAATTGGTTTGAGTTTGACGTTTTGAAAGGTTACAATTCTTGTCAATACTTACAACGAATAGCAAATGTTTCAGACTTCTTTACAGAAGAAGAAAAAGATTTAAGAATCAATGAAGCAATTGATGAAATTATTAGACTAAATCCTCTTAAAATCTACAAGAAAGTAGAAAAGAAAGATAAAAACTAACGCGACAGCACTAGCTTTATACAAAAAGCATAGAGGGGGGTCTCGGATTTTACCCACCCCCTCCCGCATCGCGCCGGTCTTTATATTTTCCCCGGGGGTAAAATTGATATTTGAGTTTGCATAGTTTTAACGACAGGTTCTGAGTAATGGTTGGTCACATTATTTACTCCTTTATAGTGTTGTTATCCTCTCTAAACTTAAGAAAATTTTCAGTTCTTCGGCACCATGCAAAGTACTCAGGAACTGTCATTAAAGTTATGCAAAGTGAGGTATGCCTACATTAAGACTAGGGAAAGGTGGGATTACTATGGGTAGAAAGTCTAACAAAGTTATTGATATTTCTGAAGAATCTCCAACTGCAGCTCTTAGTGCAGAGGAAAGACAGAATAGAATGATTGGTTATGCTATTGATATGGCAGAGGAACAACTTAGAAACCGAACAGCTTCATCTCAAGTAGTTACTCACTTCTTAAAATTGGGTACAGTACAAGCTCAGTTGGAGTTAGAAAAGTTAGCATCCGAGAATGCATTATTAAAAGCTAAGACTGAAGCTATTCAATCTGGTAAAGAGATTGAATGTTTATTTACTGAAGCTATCAAGGCTATGACGGAGTATCGTGGAGATGAATAGGTCATATTCTGAGTTGATTAAACTTAAAACTTTTGAAGAACGGTTCAACTATCTGTGGACACCAAATGAAGTAGGCAATGAGACTTTTGGATCTAGTAGATATTTGAACCAAATTTTTTATCACTCTCCTGAATGGAGAAGCTTTAGACACAAGGTGATTACTCGTGACAATGGATGCGATTTAGGAATGCCTGACTTACCAATACAAGGTAAGATTTATATTCATCACATCAATCCATTAACTAAAGCAGATGTAATTAATAGGTCACCTGCGCTGTTTGATTTGGAAAATGTTATTGCCTGCACTTACGACACCCACAAGGCCATACATTACGGGAATCTAAGTCAGTTAAACAGTAAGGTTATAGAAAGAGTTCCAGGTGACACATGTCCTTGGAAATAGAATGGAGGACAGGTATATGGATGAGAGCAACATCAACATGAATAGCATCTTAGAGTCTATCAAGAAGTGCAGTGGTGTTTCCAATTGGGATAGTGCATTTGACTCAGACTTGATTCTATTCATTAATAGTAACTTTCTTGCATTAGGTCAGATGGGAATTGATAAAGCAAAATCATTTTCTGTTACAGACGAGTCAACGTTGTGGACCGATTTAATGAAAGATGGACCATTACTTAATGCAATCAAGTCATGGCTATATTTAAAGACTAGACTAGAGTTTGACCCACCAACTGGTTCAGCATTAGATAGTTACAAAGCAATGATTAATGAGTATGAATGGCGAATTTGTTCGGAGGTGGATTATCATGGCGGGTTACAGAATTAATACTTCTAATGAACTATACCATCACGGAATCTTAGGTCAACGATGGGGTAAGTGTAATGGACCTCCTTATCCTTTAAGTGGAGGTGCTCATTCTCAGAGAGAAAAGAAACATGGAGCTAAGGGTTGGAGTGTAGAGGCAAAGAAAGAAGTTAAACGAACTAGAAAGATTTCGTCTAGTAATTCTACTGGTGATAATAAGAAATTTAACTTGACAGATAAACAAAAGAAGGCTATTAAAATAGGTGTAGCTGCAACGGCAACTGCAGTAGTTGTTATTGGTGGAATGTATCTATATAAGACAGGTAAATTTAATAGACAAGTCTCTTTCTGGATTAAAAAAGCTATCTTCTAATGAGAAAATTAGCGATGTCATAAAGAGTGCAAATCCAAATTGGAGCAACCCTTCCTATAAGAACAACTGCACATATTGCAGTATAGCATCATATCTTAGATCAATAGGTTTTAATGTTACAGCAGGAAGCACAGACGGTGAGATGCAAAATTTAGGAGGCGTTGTTGAAAAATGCTTTAAAGGGGCAAGAGTTATAAATGGTTCGGCTGTTAAATTTGGCAAGTCAGTAAATGATGCATCTGAAATGCTTGTAAAAAAATTTGGAGATAATGCATCTGGGGTATGCAGCGTACAGTTTATAAAAGGTAAAGGTGGGCATGCATTCAATTTTACAATAAAAGATGGAATTGTCCAATTTTTTGATGGACAACGCTCAGATTCAGTAATTAATAATCCTGATACAATTGAAAGATTATGGAAGATGATAGATAAAAATGGAGACTTAACGTTAGCAAGACTAGATAATGCAGAAGTACTAGTTGATGCATTAGATGGAATTGTTAGATAAAGTTATATAAAGGAGTGACTATTATGGAAAGAACATTAGAAGGCGCAAATTTTAAGGTATGTAGTACAGATACTACATTACAAGAATTATTAAAAAAAGATATTTCAGATGCATACTCATGGAATGATTACTATTTTTTCATGTTAAATGATGATAACATTACAGTTTATGTAGTTAATAATGATACAAAGAAAGTAGAATGGACCTCATTTGTCGCATTTATTAATATTCTTGAGGATACTACTGAAATTTCACCGAAAAAACTAAGAGAAGAATTATCTAAGTAGGTGATTAAATGGCATTATCTAACACTGCTGTTCCAAAGTATTACGGCAGATTTAGAGATGCCGTTATCCGAGGAGAGATACCTGTATGTAAACAAGTATCTATGGAAATGAATAGGATTGATGCATTGATTGCCAGTCCTAAATATTATTATGATGATAAAGCCGTCGAGGGATGGATTAAATTCTGCGAGAATGAATTAGTTCTAACTGATGGTTCAGATTTAAACTTACTAGACTCATTTAAACTATGGGGTGAGCAAGTATGGGGTTGGTACTACTATGTCGAACGTAGTGTGTATGAACCTAATGAAGATGGGCATGGTGGACACTATGTTCAAAAGACAATTAAGAAACGTCTAATCAACAAACAGTATTTGATTGTCGGTCGAGGTGCTGCTAAGTCGCTGTATGCTTCAAGCATGCATGGCTATGAGCTTAATGTGGACCCATCAACAACACATCAAGTAGCTACAGCTCCAACAATGAAACAAGCTGAGGAAACAATGTCTCCTTTAAAAACAGCAATCACAAAAGCTAGAGGACCTTTGTTTAAGTTCCTAACTCAAGGTTCATTGCAGAATACAACTGGTTCAAGAGCAAATCGACAGAAGCTATGCTCTACTAAGAAAGGTATTGAAAACTTTCTAACCGGTAGTTTGCTTGAAGTCCGAGCTATGAGCATTGACTCACTACAAGGACTAAGATGTAAATTAGCAACAGTTGACGAATGGCTATCTGGAGATATTAGAGAAGATGTAGTTGGGGCAATTGAGCAAGGTGCATCTAAGTTAGACGACTATCTAATTATTGCAACTAGTTCAGAAGGAACAGTTCGTAATGGTGTAGGTGATAGCGTCAAAATGGAACTAGAACAGATTCTAAGAGGCGAGTATATTAACCCTCATGTTTCAATCTGGTGGTACAAACTAGATTCATTAGATGAAGTTGGAATTCCTGAGATGTGGCTTAAGGCAAATCCTAATACTGGTAAAACAGTAACCTATGAAACAATTCAATTAGATGTTGAGCGTGCTGAGAAAACACCAGCCGCAAGAAACGATATTTTAGCAAAACGATTTGGTATACCTATGGAAGGGTATACCTATTTTTTTACCTATGATGAAACTATACCTCATAGGAAACGAAGCTTTTGGAAGATGCCTTGTAGTCTTGGTGCAGACCTTTCAAGAGGCGATGACTTCTGTGCTTTTACGTTCTTATTTCCATTATCTAATGGCGGATTTGGAGTTAAAACAAGAAACTATATTTCTTCATTAACTTTTAATAAGTTGCATCCAGCAATGCGAATGAAGTATGAAGATTTTATTAAAGAAGGAAGTTTAGCTGTCATGGAAGGAACAACTTTAGACATGATGGAGGTCTATGAAGATTTAGATCAATTCATCCTTCAACAAGAGTATGATGTTCGAACATTTGGATTTGACCCATATAATGCAGAAGCATTTGTTCAAAGATGGGTAACAGAAAACGGTCCATTTGGAGTAGAGAAAGTACAGCAAGGAGCTAGAACAGAATCAGTTCCATTAGGTGAGATTAAGAAGATTTCAGAGGAAAGACTTTTAATCTTTGATGAACAATTGTTCGGATTTGCAATGGGGAATTGTATCACTATTGAGGATACAAACGGTAATAGGAAACTGCTAAAAAAAAGGCATGACGAGAAGATTGACCCTGTCGCTGCCTTGATAGATGCATTAGTTGCTTTTAAACGAAATCCTGATGCATTTGAATAATTATTATAAGAATTCTTTTGTAGCTATTTTTCCAATTTTTCTGGTAGTAGCATAATTGAATTCACCACCTATTACGCCACTGACAACTGGTAGTAAATCACAAAGATTGATGACACCTTTGGAACCGAATTTAGTGATAATCCTACCTCCAAGTTTTTGGTTGATTTTACCTAATAACTTTCCTGGTATTTTATCAATTAATTTGGTTCCAACTTTTTGACTGACCTTGACACCCATTTTATTAAGTGCTTCGGCAACAGTTTCTCCAGTGAGACAAATGTATGCAACTGTACGAACTTCATCATCTTTTGGATCATATCCACCAAGAACTGCAATGGCAGAAATCATTTGGAGTTAAACGAAGATACAAGCAGTTAAATCAGCAGGAATTGCTACTGCCATAGTTAGTAATCCACCTAATCCGGTAACAAATCCAGATGTGGTGCATTTTTTAACTTGAGCACTAATCAATTTTTCTGCTGCAGTCTTTGGATTGTGATATTTAGCTAAATACTCATTAGCTAATTCATAACTGGATTTTACTCCAGGTAATCCTTGCATGGCTTTATCATAGCAAGTATTTATGGCTTTAATTAAGTCTTCCTGTGAGATTGATTTAATCTTGTCAATCTGTGCAGGCATATTTACTTTAGGAATTTGCATATGTGAATCTCCTTTATTGTTTATATTTTAACACGAAAGAAGGTGCTATTCAATGTATGATGAACTATACCATCATGGTGTATTAGGCCAGAAATGGGGAGTTAGAAGATACCAGAATAAAGATGGTACCAGAATTAAAGGTGCTAAAGCAAGGGCTAAGGCTATTAGTGATTCTGGATATTTCGATAGAACTATCAAAGATGGAAAAGACAAAGATAAAATTTCACCAGGTGAAAAGATTATGAAAAACACTAGAAGTGCTACTGATAGTGGAAGACAAATTAGTAGAGCTGCTAGAAATATGGAAAAGTCAACATCACCAGATTTAAGTCATATGACAGATGCAGAATTAAAGAGTGCAATTAATCGTATGGATTTAGAAAGACGATACAATGAACTATCTTCAAAAAACAAAAGAACTGGACTTGACTATGTTGATAATGTTCTTGATATTGTTGGTGGAGTTGCGGGAATTAGTGGGTCAATCATTGCTACTATTGCAATGATTAGATCAATGAAATAGAAGGAAGAAGGAGGAAGAAAAATGAACTATTACGGAGTAAATTACACTGAAGATGATTTACAACATTATGGTGTTATTGGAATGAAATGGGGAGTCAGAAGAGCAAGAAAAAATATGGAAAAAGCTAAAAGCATTAGAGAAAGTGCCAAGGAATGGAATCCCCAAAAAGGTATAGATTACAATGAGTCGCCAAAAGAGTTATCGTCTAAATATAAAGCCTATTTAAAAAAACATAAGAATAAGGATTTAGCAAAAGCCGCTAAATATGAAGTAAAATCTACAAAAATCCTTAATAAACATAAAGCTAGAACTGGTAAAGCTTATTCTCGAATTGATAAACAATCTTGGGGTAAAACGATAGCTCAATCACTATGTTTTGGAACATATGGAGCATTAAAATACAACCAAATGCGTTCCAAAGGTTACGGCAGAGGAAAATCAGCTGTAGATGGTGTTCTAGGAGATTTAGGAAATCAGGCAACTTTTGGTCTTGCTTCTACTGTTGAACCTAGATTACGTGCAAGAGAAGGGAAAGATTGGATCCCAAATAACCGGAAATAGGAGCCGTCAAAATGGAAAAATCAATTAGTTCTAGGTTAGTGCATGCCTGGAACGCTTTTTTTAATAGAGACCCAACTTATCATCCTGACTATGGAGGGTATTCATATCAACCATTCAAAACAAGACTACGAAATGGGAACGAGAAATCTATTGTGTCATCTGTATTTACACGGATTGCAATAGACTGTTCTCAGATTGACATACGCCATGTAAAGCTCGATAAGAATGGTAGATATTTATCTGAAATCAATAGTGGTCTTAATAATTGTCTTACTTTAGAAGCTAACATTGACCAAACAGGCAGACAACTAAAGAAAGACATTGTCATGTCTCTATTAGATGAAGGCGTAGTTGCTATTGTTCCAACTGATACAAAATTAGATCCAACAACAAATGGGTCAATAGATATTGAAAAGTTGAGAACAGGAAAAATTGTAGAGTGGTATCCAGAGCATGTGCGTGTGAACCTTTACAACGAAAAGACAGGTAGACATGAAGACGTGACTCTACCAAAAAGTATGGTGGCAATTGTTGAGAATCCATTATACGAGATTATTAATCAACCAAACTCAACACTACAACGATTAATTCGTAAGTTAAATCTATTAGATGTAATTGATGAACAGAGTGGAGCAGGAAAGCTAGACATGATTATCCAATTACCGTATGTCATTAAATCAGATGCTCGAAGAGAACAAGCTGAGAAGAGACGTAAAGACATTGAAATGCAGTTAGCTGGTTCTAAGTATGGAATTGCATATACTGATGGAACTGAGAAAATTACACAGCTTAACCGTTCAGTAGATAATAACTTAATGAATCAAATCGAGTACTTAACAAACATGTTATACAGTCAACTAGGAATTACGCAAGCTGTGATGGATGGAACTGCTGATGAGAAAGTAATGCTTAATTACTATAACAGAAGCATAGAACCAATAGTTGCTGCCATAACGGATGAATTTAAAAGAAAATTTTTAACGAAAACTGCAAGAACTCAAAAGCAGTCAATCAAATACTTCAGAGATCCATTTAACCTAGTGCCGGTTAATGATATTGCTGAGATTGCTGATAAGTTTACTCGAAATGAAATTCTAACGTCTAACGAAATTCGTCAGATTATTGGAATGAAACCATCTTCTGATCCAAAGGCAGATGAATTAGTTAACAGTAACATCAGTCAGTCAAATGCTGAAGTAGAAGAGAGATTAAACGGAGGTCGAGCAGACGAGACAAACAGTGAATTTTCAGGAGAAGAACCAACAAGTTAGTTAATTCTATAGACAAATTAGCATAGAAAAACTACTAGCAGTATTCAAATGAATTGGAACTGTTTTTTTTTGTTTTATAAGGAGGAAACGTCAAAATGGAAAAATTTGATTTTGGTGGATGGGCTACTCGTAATAACATTCGTTGCTCAGACGGTAGAACTATCCGTAAGAATGCTTTCGCAGACTGTGATGGCATGGAAGTTCCTCTAGTATGGAATCACTTGCACGATGATCCAGATAACGTCTTAGGACATGCAATGCTTAAGAACGAAGATTCAGGAGTTTACGCATACGGAAAATTCAATGATTCACCATCTGGAAAATTAGCAAAGGAACTTGTCAAGAATCATGATGTTAAATGCTTATCAATTTATGCAAACCAATTAAAGCAAAACGGAGGCGATGTTTTACATGGTGCTATCCGTGAAGTTAGCTTGGTTTTAGCTGGTGCAAATCCAGGAGCGTACATTGATACAATCCTAGCTCACTCTGATGATTCAGATGAAGCTGCAATCATTAACATCCATGAAGACTCTGACAATATTGAACTATACCACAGTGATTCTAAGCCAGAGGGTTATGAAAAAGAGGAAAAGGAGAAAGAAAAAATGAGTACACCAAACAGTAACGACAAAACAATTAAGGAAATCTTCGACACTTTGAACGAAGAACAAAAAACAGTTGTTTATGCCTTAATTGGCCAAGCATTAGAAGATGCACAAAATGGCGGAGGCTCTGCAAACGAGGAGGAAGAAGACATGAAACACAATGTATTTGACAACGAAATGAACGAAGAAAATGATACTTTAATTCACACTGGTATGGAAGTAATCATTAAAGATGCAAAACGTCAGGGAAGTATGCGTGAAAGTTTCTTAGCACATGCTAGTGACTATGGAATCCAAAACATCGACTATTTATTTCCAGATGCTAAGAACTTCACTGACAAACCAGAATTCGTCCAACGAGAAATGGGATGGGTACAAAAAGTTATGAGTGGAGTTCACCACACACCATTCTCACGTATTAAATCAATGTTTGCAGATATTACTGCAGATGAGGCACGTGCTAAAGGTTACATCAAAGGAAAGATGAAGAAAGAAGAAGTATTCAGCTTATTGAAACGTACTACAACTCCAACAACTATCTATAAAAAACAAAAGATGGACCGCGATGATGTAATCGACATTACAGATTTCGATGTAATCGCATGGTTAAAATCTGAAATGCGTATGATGTTGGATGAGGAAATTGCACGTGCAATCTTAATCGGTGACGGACGTTTAACTTCAGATGATGACCACATCAAAACTGATAACATTCGTCCAATCGCTTTAGATGAAGATTTATACAATATCAAAGCAGATGTTAATGTTTCTACTGGTGCAACTGGAGCTGATAAAGCTAAAGCATTCATTGACTCTGTAATCCGTAGCCGTAAAGACTACAAAGGTTCAGGTAATCCAACATTATTCACCACTGAAGATTTAGTAACTGAATGTTTATTGTTGGAAGACAAAATCGGTCACAAACTTTACAAGACTGAAGCTGAATTAGCAACTACTTTACGTGTTAAAGAAATTGTTACAGTTGAAGTAATGGAAGGCTTTAAAGATAAAGAAGAAAAAGAAGTTGCAGGTATCGTAGTTAACTTAGCTGACTACAACGTTGGCGCAGATAAAGGTGGAGAAGTCAACATGTTTGATGACTTCGATATCGACTACAACCAACAGAAATACTTGATTGAAACTCGTTGCTCAGGAGCATTGGTTAAACCATACTCAGCTATCACTTTAGCTTACAAAGTGGGTTCTGCAGCAGCTGCTTAGTCAGGAGATTCAAAATGGCAAAATTTTATGGAGAGATTGGATTTGCAATCAGTAAGGAGACGGCCCCTGGAGTATGTACTGATACGATAGAGCGCCGTTTTTATTATGGAGAAGTAAATTCAAGACACATACGAACTACAAATGGAACCAGTATTAATGACAATGTTAATGTTAGCGATGAGATTAGTATTGTGTCTGATCCATTTGCTAATGAACATTATTTTGCCATGAAATACGTAACTTACATGGGAGTTAAATGGAAAGTGGAAAACATTTCATTTCTGTTCAATTCCCACGTTTAGTTTTGTCACTTGGAGGAATGTACAATGAGTAGCAATAGACTAAAATTACATGACAAATTAGTGGAAGCGTTAGGAAGTAGAAATGTATATTTCCAACCACCAAAAAACATACAAATGAAGTATCCGGCTATTGTCTACTCTCTAAGTGACATTGATACAAGACATGCCAACGATAGTATTTATCTAATGCGGCATGCCTACGATGTTACTGTTATTGATAAGGACCCTGATAGTGAAATTCCAGATAGAATCGCGCATTTCCCCCTTTGTCGATTCTCTAGAAAGTTCGTGTCAGATAATCTTCATCATACAGTGTTCAAAATTTACTATTAAATAGGAGGAAAACATAATGACTCAAGGAAAAAGATTAGTGTGGGACCAGACTGGTGAAAGAGTCTATGAAACTGGTACCAAGATGGGTGTGTTATTTGTTCAAGATGAGACAGGAGCATATCCAAAAGGTGTAGCTTGGAACGGATTACGTTCTGTTACTGAAAGCCCATCTGGAGCAGAAGCAACTGCATTATATGCAAATGATAGCAAATACTTAGAGTTATATTCAAATGAAGAATTTGGATGCACAATTAGTGCATACACATATCCTGATGAATTTGCTGAATGTGATGGTACAAAAGAAGTTGTTGCTGACAGTGGAGTATTTGTTGGGCAACAAGCTAGAAAAGCTTTCGGTTTGTCTTACAGAACTGTATTAGGTAACGATACAAAAGGCGAAGATTATGGCTATAAATTACACTTAGTTTATGGTGCAAAAGCTTCTCCATCTGAAAAAGGATATTCAACAATCAATGATAGTCCAGAAGCTATCGAATTTAGTTGGGAATGTACAACTACTCCAGTAAATGTTGAAGGATTCAAACCTACATCTCACTTGGAAATTGACTCAACTAAAGTTAAACCTGACAAATTAAAAAAAATCGAAGATATTCTTTACGGAACTAATGCCCCAGGATCTGATGGTACAGCTAAAGAATCTAGATTACCAATGCCTGAAGAAATCATTTCAATCTTGAACGCAGCTTAATAAAAGCTAACTATAAAGACCTCGTTTAATGTTCGGGGTCTTTTCATTTTTTATAAAGGAGTGAACTATATGTTAAAAAAAACTATTACTTATACAGATTATAACGGTGTGCAAAGAGCAGAAGACTTCTATTTCAATCTAAACAAAGTTGAAGTAACTGAAATGGAAGCAAGTGTAGAAGGTGGCTATGCTAATTTTATCGAAAAGATTGCAAAATCTGAGAATTTAAAAGAACTTATCGGAGTTATTAAAGTATTCATCTTAAATTCTTATGGCGAGAAGTCAGCAGATGGTAAACGTTTCATTAAAGTAGATGCTAATGGAATTCCATTATCTAAGAAATTTGAAGAAACAGAAGCATTTGTTGAACTATACATGGAATTAGCTACTGATGCTAATAAATGCAGTGAGTTTATTAATGGAATTCTTCCAGTAATGGAAAATACCCAAACTACTCAAGTGGTAGTTCCTTCTAACTTACAGTAATAATCAATGGAGGTGATAAGAATGCTTAAGATAACTGTACCTGCCGATGAGATGTGGGACGAAGCAAAACAAGAGTTTGTATATGGAAAGTCACAAACTTTAATGTTAGAGCATTCTTTAGTCTCTATTTCAAAATGGGAAAGCAAATGGTGTAAACCATATTTAACGGATACAGAAAAATCGACAGAAGAAATAATTGACTACATTAGATGTATGACAATTGGTTCAAATGTTGATTATAAACTTTACTACAGGTTGAGTGACAAGAACATTAAGGAGATTAGTAATTACATTAATTATCCAATGACTGCTACAACCTTTAGAGAAGTGGAAAATAGCAATCATATAAAAGGTGAACAAATTACAGCAGAACTTATTTACTACTATATGGTTGCTTTACATATTCCATTTGAATGTGAGAAATGGCATTTAAATAAACTAATAACTCTTATTCGAGTTTGTAGTATTAAGAGTCAACCTCCTAAGAAAATGAGTAAATCTGAACTTGCTAGACGTAATAGGGAATTAAATGCACAACGTAGAAGCAAGCTTAATAGTAAAGGATAAAAACTATGATTAGATTTGAACATAAGGGAGACTTTTCTAAGATCACAAAATTCTTAGAAAAAGCAAAATTAGGGTCTAAAGCAAAAATTTTAGACAAATACGCTCAAGAGGGTGTAAAGGCCCTTATGTCAGCTACTCCAGTTGATTCTGGAAGAACTGCGGGGTCTTGGTACTACGAAATTGAAGATGGTAAGGGTATGGCTAAGATTAACTTTTGTAACTCATACATTAACAAAGGTATATCAATAGCTATAATTTTACAATTTGGACATGGTACAGGTACTGGTGGTTGGGTTGAAGGAAGAGACTACATCAATCCAGCCATACAACCTGTTTTTGAAAATTTAGCGGATGCAGCTTGGAGGGAGGTAACTAGTCGTGAGTAATGTTATTGACGAAAGAATATTATCAATGAAGTTTGACAACAAACAATTTGAGTCTGGTGTTGCTACTTCAATGAATACTTTGGATAGATTAAAATCTAAACTTAACCTTAAAGGAGCTGCAGATGGATTAAAAAATGTTTCTTCAGCAGTTAAGAATGTGGACTTTTCTCCAATGTCTACTGGTCTTGAAACTGTGCAAGCAAAATTTTCTGCAATGGAAGTTGTAGCAATGACTGCCATTTACAGAATTACAAATTCAGTAATAAACATGGGAAAAAAGTTAGTTTCTGCTGTAACTATTAATCCAATTAAAGATGGATTTAAAGAATACGAAACGCAAATGAATGCAGTGCAGACTATTTTGGCAAATACTCAAAAAGAGGGTACAAACGTCAAAATAGTAAACTCTGCATTAGATGAATTGAATCACTATGCTGATAAGACTATTTATAACTTTACAGAGATGACTCATAATATTGGTACATTTACTGCAGCAGGTGTAAAACTAAATGCATCAGTATCTGCTATTAAAGGTATAGCAAACTTAGCAGCAGTTTCTGGTTCAACATCACAACAGGCATCAACTGCAATGTATCAGTTATCACAAGCATTGGCCTCTGGAACAATTCGATTAATGGACTGGAACTCTGTAGTAAATGCAGGAATGGGTGGTCAAGTATTCCAAGATGCATTAACTAGAACTTCTGAGCATTTACGAACAGGAGCAAAAGCAGCTATTGCAGCAAAAGGATCATTCCGTGAATCTTTGCAAACAGGATGGCTAACCGCAGAAGTATTAACTCAAACTTTAGATCAGTTTGCTACAGCTGCAGATACTCAAAAAGAATATGAAGCAGCAGTCAAGAAATTTGTCGAACAAGGTTATAGCCAAGAAGAAGCAAAACAAATGGCTGATATGGCTAAAACTGCAGGCGAAGCAGCAACTAAAGTTAAAACATTCTCTCAGTTAATTGATACTTTAAAAGAAGCATTAGGTTCGGGTTGGACTGAAACTTGGAGAACTATTATTGGTGACTTCGAAGATGCTAGAACAATGTGGACTTCTGTTAGTAATGTTTTGAACGACATGATTAACAAGAGCTCGGAAGCACGAAATAAAGTAGTTCATGAATGGGCTGATTTAGGTGGTCGTACTAAATTGATAGAATCATTTAGTAATATTTTTAAAGGATTAGTTAGTATTATCACTCCTATCAAAGAAGCTTTTAGGGATATATTCCCACCTGTTACTGCCAAACAATTATTAAATTTGACAGAAGGATTTGAAAAGCTTACATCTAAGTTAAAAATTAGTGACGAAACAGCAGACAAATTAAAAAGAACTTTCAAAGGATTATTTTCAGTTATTGACATGGCTAAGAAAGGACTTGAATTGGTCGGCGGTGCTATTAGTAAGGTATTTACTTCTGGTGCTTTTGGTAGTGTGATTGATATTATTCTAAGCCTAACATCTGCAATAGGAGATATGTTCACGTCTTTAAATAAAGGATTCAATACATCAAACATTGCTGGAAGTTTAGGTAAGATGGTCACAGATATTGCTGGAGTACTAAAAGGTGCTGCGTCACATATTAGCAATTTTAGTGATTTACTATCTCAAGCAGGTCAAGGCATTTCCAATGTATTGAATGGCATTTGGAATAGTATTACTAAAGTGTTTGGATGGATTGCTAATAATGTTTCTATTGGAGATATTTTTGCAGGACTTATTGGTGGAGGAATATTCAGAAGTATACAGAGTTTTACTGACCTATTTGATAGTATTACAGATACTATTGACAGTATATTCGGAGGAGAAGGTAAAGCGCCAAGATTAGCTAAAAAAATTTCAGCATTCTTTGGGGAAATTAGTAATGCATTAAGAGCGTTTACTGTTGGTGTTAATGTATCTTCATTAGTTGCTATTGCAGCTGCACTTGGAATCTTAGCAGCTTCTTTAAGAAGTATTGCTGCCTTGGATGCTGCAGATATTACTAAATCAGTAATTGCTATTGGCGCAATGTTCTTAATGCTAAATAGGTCTTTTAAATTTATTTCTAATGCAATTGCTTCATTTAAAGGAAAAGGCTTAGTTAAAGCTGGTATCTCAGTTATGGCATTAGCTAAAGCAATTGATATTTTAGCAAGTGCTATGCAGAAATTAGCTAAAATTGACGAATATAATTTAGCCAAGTCATTAATAGCATTGGCAATATCAATGAAAATTTTAACCAAAGGATTTGAAGCTATTAGTATGGCACCAATTCCTATTTCTACTAGTATTGCAATTATTGCTTTGGCAGAAGCGTGTAAGATGTTAGGAGATGCTTTGCAAAAATTCTCAGGATTATCTTGGGAAGGAATAACAAAAGGTCTTATTGGCATGGGTGGAGCTCTGGCCGAGTTAACTATTGTTATGAAAGCTTTAGGAAAAACTAGTGGATTTAAATCATTAGCTGGAGCAGTATCAATACTAATAGCGGTTCAATCCCTAGATGAAATTGCAGAAGCCCTAGCAAGTATAGGAAAATTATCTTGGAAAACAATTAGTCAAGGGTTAGTTGGAATGGGCTATTCTTTAGCCGAACTTTCAATTGCAGTTGGAGCCCTTGGCAAAATAGCAGGTTTCTCTGGAATAATCGGATCAGTATCAATATTAATAGCGGTTCAATCTCTAGACGAAATAGCAAATGCTTTAAGTGAAATTGGAAGTATGGCATGGGATGACATTAGCGAAGGTTTAACTGGAATGGGGTATGCCTTAGCTGAAGTGTCTATAGCCGCCGGAGCTTTGGGTAATTTGTCCGGACTATCTGGTTTAGTAGGAGCTGCCACTATTGTCCTAGCGGTACAATCTCTAGACGAAATTGCAAATGCATTACAACAAATTGGAGGCATGCCTTGGGATGATATTAGTAAAGGTGTTGTTGGAATGGGTTATGTACTTGGTGAAGTTGCAATAGCTTCTGGTGCGTTAGGTAAACTTACAGGGCTATCTGGTTTAATTGGAGCAGGCTCAATACTGTTAGCAGTTCAAGGACTTGGTGATATTGCAGATGCTCTTCAGACAATTGGAACAATGGAATGGGATGATATTAGTAAAGGTGTTGTTGGCTTGGGCTATGTATTAAGCGAGCTATCTTTATCATCTGGATTACTCGGGTCATTAACTGGATTCCTTGGACTTCTTGGAGCAGGTACAATTACTTTAGCGTCTCAAGGTTTAGGCGAGATAGCCGATGCATTACAAAAGTTTGGCTCAATGTCATGGGATGAAATTCAAAATGGAATTCATGCTATGGAAGAAGCATTGGGAACTATTGCACTAGGAAGTTTTTTAAACTCTTTATCTGGTTTAGGAGCAGATGCAATTGCGAAAGTAGCAAAACCATTAGGAGATTTAGCAGATTCTGTAGCCAAATGGTCTAATGTAAAAATACCAGATCACTTTGAAAGTGCATTGACTGGCCTAGCAAATGGTGTTATGGAATTCACATTAAGTGGCTTAGGCGGAGCTGCAATTGCAAAAGTAGCAAAACCATTAGGAGATTTAGCTGACTCAATTACAAAATGGTCTGGAGTCACAGTACCTGAAAATCTAGGAGCACAAATCGGAAGTTTAGCTGGTGGAATCAATAAATTCTGGGCAAGTGGAATGGGTGCAGATGCATTAGCCACATTTGCAAAACCATTAGGAGATTTAGCTGACTCATTAGCGAAGTGGTCTGGAGTTACAATTCCACAAGGTATTGGAGAGACATTTGGAAGCATTGCTGATGGTGTATCAAAGTTTAGTTTCTTATTTGCAGCAGGATGGAGTTTAAGTGCTTTATCTGGCCCATTAGGTGAATTAGCAGATGCAATCAACAAATGGGCTGGCATCACTATTCCAGAAGGTATTGGAGAGACATTTGGAAGCATTGCTGATGGTGTATCAAAGTTTAGTTTCTTATTTGCAGCAGGATGGAGTTTAAGTACATTAACTGGTCCATTGGGAGATTTAGTCGAAGCTATGAAGAGCATGACTGGATTAAGCATACCTGAAAATATTGGTACACAGTTAGGTTCTGTTGCAGATGGTTTACAGAAATTCAGTTGGCTATTCATGGCAGGATGGAGTTTAAGTTCTTTGACAGGACCATTTAGTGAACTTGTTACAAGTATTAATAAGCTTCAAGGACTAAGTATTCCTTCTGACATTGATACTCAATTAGGCAAAGTTGCAAATGCTATCAAGAACTTCAGCACAGTTGGAGATGTAACCACTGGAGCAGAAGCTACTAAAATGGTAGCTAATGCAGTTGTCAAATTATCTGGAATTGAATATGGAGCTATTACTTCAGGTCTATCTAATTTGGGTACATCTTTTGGAAACTTTGCTTCTTCTGCAGGCTCACTAAGTGGCGTTGGAGAAGCAATTACAAATAATTTAGTAAATCCTATCAAGAATGCAGCTAAGCAACTTAATAGTGTTGGTAAGTCAATCGTTAATTCAATAGCAAGTGGAATTAGTTCTGGACAGTCAACATTAACAAATTCAATGACTACTGTATTATCTAGCATGAAATCAACTGTTAATGGTAAGCAAGGAGAATTTAAATCCTCAGGTAGAAAACTTGCCACAGAGTTAGCTTCTGGAATTAAAGGTGGTAAGTCATCTGTAACCTCTGCTGTCAAAAGTTTGGTGTCAGGTGCATCTAGTACTTTACGTGGTTATCATGGTAGTTTCCATAGTGCTGGTAGTTACTTAGCTCAGGGTTTTGCAAACGGAATTAGGTCTGGTTCATATGCAGCAAGTGTTGCAGCTAGAGCAATGGCAAATGCCGCTAAGAGTGCTGCACAAAGAGCCCTTGACGAACACTCGCCATCAAAAGAAGGTTATAAAATTGGTGATTTCTTTGGTATTGGTTTCACTAATGGTATTATCAATAACTTCAAATCTGCTAGAATTACTTCTACCAAGATGGCAGATACCGCAAAACAAGCATTAACAAATTCTATTAACAAAGTTAGAGCTTTATTAGATTCCGATATGAATGTGCAACCAGTAATTAGTCCTATTCTTGATTTATCTGGGGTTGAATCTGGTACATTGCATTTGAATAGCATGTTTGGCGGTACTCAATCGGTTGGAGTAAGAGCAAATCTTAAGGCAATTAATACAGCAATGAAATTAGGTCAAAATGGTCAAAATGGAGATATTGTTAACTCAATTAATAAACTTCGTAAAGACATTGCTAAATTAGGAGAAAGAAATACATACAACATCAATGGTATTACATATGATGATGGTTCAAATGTATCTAATGCAGTAAGTGATTTAGTACGTGCTGTAAAAATAGAAGGAAGAGTGTAATATGGCAAAAGTATCAAATTTAAAAGTGCAACTTCAAGCGGGTACTAGTAATACCGTATTCGCTTCCTGGGAATTTACGGATCCTGAGGCAAATTCAAGTTCTGGAGGAAGTGGAGGAAGTGGTGGTTCTGTTTCTGTTGGAAGCTGGGTTAAAGTTAAATCTGGTTCAGTATGGTATAACGGAGCCGCTATTCCTTCGTTTGTTTATAATTACAAATGGAAAGTAATTGAAATAAATGGAAGTAGAGCTGTAATTAATGACTCAGATACGGGAGGTTTTCGTATAATGAGTCCAATTAATGTCGGCTATTTACAAGCAGCATAAGGAGGGATAAGATGTCAGGTAATAGAATTCCTGGTCATGGTGATCACTATGAAGTACGTTGGTGGTACATGGCTGGCGGTGTTTGGTTTGATGGTGGTTCATCTTCTACAGACATAAACAATGCAACATATAATTATCCAACCAATGCTACTAGATTATGGGTTGAAGTAATACCAGTATCTAAAACTTATCAGGATGGTAATGGTAATACTCAATCATATTGGTCGAGTGAGTCAGTTCATACTGAGCTTTCTGTCTTAGAGTTACCACCGTCTCAATTATCAGCTCCTTCTGTAGAAATTGAGAAATACAACTTAACTGCAAAGATTGAAAATATTACAGATGCTAAAGCTTCTTATGTAGAATTCGAAGTGGTAAAAGATGATGCAGTATTTAATGTTGGTCGAGTTGAAGTTAAAACAGCTAGAGCAATCTTTGTATGTCCTATTGACGCTGGCGGAAAGTATCGAGTTAGATGTAGAGCAATTAATGTCATCGGTGGTGAAGACATCGTTGGTGAATGGTCTCAATATTCAAGTGAAGCAGGCACAATTCCTGCTTCTCCAATGAATGTTAGGATCAGTATTGAATCAACTAAATCTGTTCGAGTATCTTGGGATGAATGTAGTACTGCAACTAGCTATAAAGTCGAATATGCTACTAATAAGTTATATTTCGATGCAAGTAGTGAAGTTAAGTCTGCAACATCAGAAACCAACTATTGCATTATTACTGGAATTGAGCAAGGTCATGAATATTATTTCCGTGTTCAAGCAGTAAATTCAAAAGGTAGTTCAAGTTGGAGTGATATTATCTATAAAATTGTAGGCACAAAACCAGAACCTCCAACAACATGGTCTTTAACTGCATCTGCTATTATCGGTGATCCAATGACATTATATTGGACTCACAACTCCCAAGATGCATCAAAGCAGTATGAAGCCCAGATTGAATTAACTATTAATGGTAAAGCTAATATTGTTACTTTAGATACTTCAAAAGAAGAGATTAAGGACAATGAAACTAAGATTTACACTTATGACTTAGACCTTTCAAAATACACTGAAGGAGCTGAGATATTATGGCGTGTTAGATCAAGAGGTGTGTCACTTGAATACTCTGATTGGTCAGTACAACGTAAGATTAATACTTATGCACCTCCAACAATTCAATTAGTAATTAATGGAGGTGTAAGTGTATTAGAAAAGTATCCATTTGAGATAGTTGCAAAAGCTGGCCCTAATACACAGAAAGCAATTAATTTTCATATATCTATTACAGCTGAATCAAGCTACAGAACTCAAGACATAACAGGTAAAGATATTATTGTTAATTATGGATCAACTATATTTAATAAAAATATCTCAGCAAAGGGTAATGACTTAATTTATTATCTATTACCTCAAGATTGTACATTAGAGAATAATGAGTCATATAAAATAACTGTTACATCTTCAATGGATTCTGGATTAACTGCCACTGCTACAATGAATTTTACTGTTCATTGGGAAGAAGTGATTTACTATCCAGATGCCAAAGTAGCTATTGATAGAAACTCTGTATCAGCTTATATTTCTCCAATCTGTAGAGATGCAGAAGGAGCAATTGTGGAAGATGTTGTACTAAGTGTTTTTAGACGAGAATTTAATGGTACATTCACTGAAATTGCCTCAGACATTCCAAATTATGGCTCAGTATCTGTTACTGATCCACATCCAGGAATGGACTATGCTAGATATAGAATTGTTGCAAGAAGTAAGAATACCAATGTATTAAGTTATAGTGATATTGCAGCTTATAAGGTAAATGAACCGGGGATAATTATTCAGTGGGATGAAGAGTATGATTCTTTTGATTCCAATGGTGATTATAGTCCTGGAGTTCATAAGTATCGTGGTTCAATGGTCAGACTACCTTACAATACAGACACAACTGAAAGTTCAGATGTGGACACAGAGCTTGTTGAGTATATTGGAAGAAAGAGTCCTGTTGCGTACTTTGGAACACAACAAGGCATTACTGGTAGCTGGACTTGTGAAATTCCAAGAAGTGACAAAGATACAATCTATGCACTTAGAAGACTACAAATTTGGATGGGCACAGTGTATATTAGAGAGCAAAACGGTACTGGCTACAATGCCTTTATCAATGTTACATTCACTAACAAACATGATAGTCTTATTGTACCAGTAACATTAACAGTAAAACGAGTTGAAGGAGGGATTTAGCCATGCCTGATTTAAGTCTAGATGGCAATATACAAGTTCAGAAGTATGAAGTTGATTGGCATGAGTCCATGCAACAAACTTATGAATTCTATGTTGTTGACCCTTCGACTTGGAAAGATACTAAACAATTAACAGAGGTGGAATCTTGCTCAATCACTAGAGATGCTAGTGTCCAGACGTTAGGTTCTGCCTCTTTTAATGTTGGAGAAAGTTTAGATGAATGCTATGTAAGAGTGTATCTTGTAGTAATTCAAAATGGCTTTACTTCAAAGTTTCCATTAGGTACATATTTGTTACAGACTCCTTCTGCTGAGTTTAATGGTAAGCAAAAAAGATATTCTATTGATGCTTATACACCATTAATGGAGTTGAAAGAGTCTTATCCACCTATTGGATATTCTATTCTTAAAGATACTAAGATAATGCCATTAGCTAGTAATCTATTCAGAGAACACATGAGAGCCCCAATCATCAATGCTAAGAGTGAAGAGAAATTATATTCTAACTTTGTAGCTAATTTAGATGATACATGGCTCTCTTTTCTTTCTGATTTAGTGTCTAATGCAAAGTATGAGATTAAGTTAGATGAACTTGGTCAAGTTATATTTGAACCTATTGTCGCAGCTGAATCTCTACAACCAGTAAAAGAATTCAATGATGATAATAGCTCAATTTTATTACCAACTTTAAAAGATGATAGAGATTTATACGGTGTTCCGAATGTTGTTGAGGTTGTATATTCTACTGACAAACTACATTTGCATTCTCGTGTTGTGAATGATGATCCAAATAGTCCTATATCTACTGTGGTAAGGGGAAGGGAAATTGTACATAGAGATAGTAGTCCAAAATTCAGTGGTACTCCTACTCAAGCTATCATTGATTCTTATGCTGACCAATTGCTTAAGAGTTTGAGTTGTATGGAGCATACTGTTACATTCACTCATTCTTATTATCCAGTTCGTGTTGGTGATGCTGTAATGCTTAATTACAAAAGAGCAGGATTGGAGAATGTTATTGCTAAGATTACTGCTCAAACAATCAAATGTGGCACTGGATGCTCTATTCAGGAAACTGCCACATATACTACTAAACTTTGGAGGTGAGAGAAATGGACTTAGATAGATCTTTATTAAAAGAATTCGCTAAAGTTGTAAATGACGTTGGTGATAAACCAGAACCAAAGCAATATGTTCATGGAACAATTACTACAGGTGCTGGCAATACTAAGTGTGTTATGTTAGATGGTTCTGACATGTTAACTCCTATCTCTGAGGTTGTGAATGCTGAAGCTGGGGATAGAGTTTTAGTTAGTGTGAGTAACCATCAAGCTACTGTTATTGGTAATATTACATTTCCACCATCAGCAAGAAAAGAAGATCAAGCAATTGAGAGTGCTAATGGTGCTTTAAATCAATCTAATCAAGCAATGGAGAAAGCTAAGGATGCACAAACAAAAGCTAGTAGTGCAATTACAGATTCCTCTGTTGCTTCTGCTCTTGCTAATGAGGCTAAAACTGAATCTGCTAAAGCTCAAGAAGCAGCTAATACCGCAATTCAAAATGTCGGTGAAGCTAAACAGTTAGCTCAAGCAAGTAGTAATAAATCAGATGAAACACAGCAATTAGTCAATCAAGTTAAAGACTCTGTCACTGCTGCTAATAAAGATATTGGTAAGTTGAAGACAGAAGTTAAGACTGCTAATGACAATATTGCTAGTGCTAATACTAAGTTGGAAGAACAAGCTGGTGAAATTGCTACAATCAAGGAAACATATTCTACAAAAGTTGAGACTGAGAATACTAAAGCTGACTTAACTACTGAGATTAGTAAAAAAGTAGGAGAGTTACAGACATCAGTTGAAAAGAACTTTGCTACTAAGACTGAGAATGTTGCATTAGAGCAAAAACTTCAGACCCAGATTACTCAGAACGCAGGTGAGATATCTAGTACTGTAACTAAGGTTGAGAAACTTGAATCTGATACTACTGAGCAACAAAAGAATATTGATAAAGCTTTACAAGATGCACAGGCTGCTCAAACGGCTGCTGATAGTGCTAATACTGCTGCCAGTAATGCTAAAACTATTGCTGATACTGCTCAAAAAGCTGCTGATACAGCTACTGCTAATGCTGCTAGTGCTCAAAAGGCTGCTGACTTAGCAAATGAGAAAGTAACAGCTGCTGATAAGAATTTGCAATCTGCTAAAACTGATTTAAAGGAAGCACAGGAAAACTTAAAAAATGTAACATCTCGTGTTGATGCAACTGAGCAAGAGATTGCTGATGCTAAAGAAAAAGTTGATACTGCAAACGCCAATGTTACTCAAGCTTTGAAAGATGTTGCTGAGGCTAATGCTGCTGCAAGTAAAGCTAATGAAGTTGCTTCGAAAGCACAAGGTGAGGCTACCGCTGCTAATAAGGCTGCTAGTGATGCGCAGACTAAGGCAGCTGATGCACAAAAGGTAGCAAATCAAGCTTCTGCAGATGCATTGAAAGCACAAGATGATTTAGCTGCATTAACTAATCGCGTAACTAAAGCTGAAACAAATATTACTCAAACTAATGAAGCAATCACTGCTCAAGCTACTAAGATTACTGAGACTAGTAATAAAGTCGATGGTGTAAAAGAAGATCTTGCCAACAACTATTATTCTAAAACTGAAACTGATGCTCAGATTAAAGTAGCAACTGATGGAATTAAGCTTAGTGTATCAGAAACCTACATTACTAAAACTGAAGGTGAAAGTATTACTAATGCTGCTAACAATGCCTTAAATAATTCAACGCAAGCGAAAAAAGATGCAGAGAGTGCATTGAATAAAGCTCAAGATATTGTAGATAAAGTTAACAGTGGTGAACTTGATGGTGAAGACGCAGTTATGCTCTGCATTGAATCTACAAATGGCACAACTTTCAAGAACAGTGATGTTGCGACGATATTTATCGTTAAGATATACGTTGGAAGCATCACGATAGACAATTCGACTAAATTAAAAGAAGTGTTTGGGAAGGATGCATACTTACAATGGCTGATTAAAAGACATGGCGAAGAAGAATTTACGAATATTCCATTAGATGATTCTAGGTTGAACGACAATGGATTCCTATTCACAATCAATGCAAAAGATATAAATTTCAAGGCAGTATTTAACTGCGAATTAAATATTTAGGAGGAAACAAAATATGGCAATTAAGGCTGTAAATCAAATTGATGTAATCGATTTAACCGATGGTTATTCCGTCGTATTAACAAATGATAACTATACATTCTTGGGTACTACGAGTTCCGTAAATGGTACACAGACAACTACTACACAGGTAATGGCATTATGTGGTAGTGAGCAGGTCCCATGTACGGTAGGAAATATTACATGTCCTACAGGAATTTCAGCGGTTTCTGATGGTAAGACACCAATGCCAACGATCACTATCACTGCAACATCTGCATTGACTAAGAGTGGTACTATCACTATCCCTATCGTTGTAAATGGTGATATCACTATTAACAAAACTTTTAGTTACTCAATTGCATTTAAAGGGCAGACAGGACAAAATGGTACAAGTGTAACTGTAAGGTCAACATCTGTAACATACCAGGTCGGTGCAAGCGGCACTACTAAGCCAACTGGAGAATGGAAAACTGAAGTACCTAGTGTACCGAATGGGCAGTTCTTATGGACAAAGACAGTAGTAAATTATTCAGACGGCAAATCAACAGAAGCCTACTCAGTTTCTTATAAAGGTACAAATGGTACGAACGGTTCAAACGGTACAAGTGTTACTGTAAGTTCAACTTCTGTAACATATCAAGCAGGCACAAGTGGAACTACTCCTCCGACAGGAACTTGGAGTCCTACGGTTCCTAATGTGGCAAATGGTCAATATCTATGGACAAAGACAGTAGTGAATTACTCAGATGGAAAGTCTACTGAATCATATTCTGTATCTTACAAAGGCACAAATGGAATCAATGGAACAAACGGTAAGGATGCTATCACAATGGCAATCACTTCAAGCGGTGGAACAATCTTCAAAAACACTGCCATTGCTACAACTTTAACTGCTCACGTTTATAAAGGTGGAGTTGAAGTGACTGGCTCTGCTTTATCTAGTTTAGGAACTATTAAGTGGTATAAAGATGGAGGAACTACTGCAGTAGCGACAGGTACGACTTATACAATCGGTGCTGGTGACATTTCGAACAAAGCTACATTTAGTGCTCAATTGGAGGGATAGATATGGCAATTAAAGCAACGGCTTTAATTACATTAACTAGAGTAAATGATGGTAAAGGTATTAAGTCTACATCAGTAACTTATCAAATATGGTCAAATGGTACTTCAACTCCGACTGGTACATGGTCATCTACTCCTCCAAAAACTACTGCTGATAAACCATACTTATGGACAAGGACAGTAATTACTTATAGCGATAACACTCAGAGTACTTCGTATTCTGTTGGAAGTACTCCTGAAGGGATTCAAGTTGGTGGTAGGAATTTATTAATGCAATATATACGAGCTGGTGGTATGACAACTAAGATAAATGATTTATCAATAAAGGTAGGTACAGGCTTAGCTGATACGTATTTCTACTTGAAAGCACATCAAAAGCTAATTAAAGGTGAGACATATACTATATCATGTGATGCTTCGAATGTACCGAGTGGATGCAATTGGTCTTTTGGAGTAACTGCTCAAAATGCGACATGGCAATTACACATAAATAAGAATGGACGATGCTATGCTACAGGAACCCCAAATACAGATACTATATTACCAGGAACTGAGTTTATTATTGAAGATTTGAACGGAAGACCATCTACAGCAGCAAATATCATTTTGAGTAATTTCAAATTAGAAAAAGGTAACAAAGCCACAGACTGGACTCCAGCACCTGAAGATGTAGAACAAGATACGAATGATAAAATTGCAGCTTCTGAAAAAACAATTGAGCAACGATATCAATCTGCGATTGACGTTACTAAAAAAGATATTACTGCAACAATAACTAATGTAAAAAAAGAATTGGAAAATGGTGTTGCAACTTCAATTCAAGATATTTCAAATAAATTTTCTATAACTTCAGAAGGATTTAGCTCGATACAAACGACAATCGTTGGACTAGATTCTGCTATTAACGGAGTAAAAGCTGATCCTTCTGCTGGTAAAGAAGCACAACCAGGATTAAAGGAAATAATGAAATATATTTCTTGGGATGGAGACGATTTAACGTTAGGTAACACATCTCAACCATTTAAATGTAAGATATCGAGTTCAGAATTAGCATTTTACGAAAACCTAGAGAAGGTAGCTTGGATTTCAAACAAAGAATTATATATTTTAACGGCCATTATTGCTAAGTCAATAGGATGTGGAAATTTCCAATTTATTGATGAAGGTGATCTTGGCTTTTCTTTAAAATAGGGAGGTGATTAAATGGCAAGTAATAGTGTTCAATTAGGATGTGCAAAAACTAGTTATAAATACACATTAAGTGTTGATTGGTCAGAAAGTGAACCTAATATTGCAAACAATACAACTAAGATTACGGCTAATGCCTCTTTAGGAGCTAGTAATGTTGGGTTTGATGCTTTATACGACTCTTATGCTTGTTATTTAAAGTTATATTGGCATGATAACAATAATGGGAAAGATGTTCTATTTGCTACTTCAACTGCATTTACTACATGCGGTATGGGATATGGAACTCGAACAGTGTCAGGTTCCATCACAGTAGGCCACAAATCAGATGGTAGTTTAAGCGGTTATGTGTATGTTTGGTTTGAAGCACCAACAACTGCAGGTGGATGGTCTCCTAGTTCATCTACATGCTATACAGATTGGGTTGCATGTACTACTATAGCCCGTGCATCAGCAATTACATCTGTAGTAAGTCCTACTGAATATTTAGGAGATGCTGTAACAGTTACAATAGATAGAAAATCTTCTGACTTTGTACATAATGTGCAATATAGATTTGAAAATAGTTCATGGATTATAGCATCGACAAATGCGACTACAAGTTGTACATTTACCCCTTCTAAAGATTTAGCACGATATATTCCTAAATCTGTTACTGGAAAGTTAGAAGTAAGTGTTGGAACGTTTAAAGGAAACACTCAAATTGGTGATTGGAAATATTATAGTATCACTCTGTGGGCTGCAGCTGACTGTAAACCATATATACATAGTTTTAACCTTGGACTGGATTCTAATGGTGCTCCTAGTGCATTCAACAGTACCTATGTTCAAGGTACGTCTAAAGTAAAAGCTTCTATTGGTGATATTACTCAATCGTATGGCTCACCAATAAAAAGTTATAGAATTACTGGACCAGGATTAGATGTATACGAAAGAAGTGGAATATCAGATGTTTTATATTCTTTTGGAAAATTAACTTATACATGCATGGTAACTGATTATCGAGGAAGAAGCTCTTATTTAACAAATTATATTAACGTTGAAAAATATTATCCGCCTAATGTTTCTATAACAAAAGTAGTTAGATGCAATAGTGACGGTACCACTAATAACCAAGGCAAATATTTGAGCGTAATTATTAATTATTCATGCGCTCCTATAAATAATTCTAATGGTAAATCGATTAATAAAATTGCAAGTAAGAGTTGTATATGCAATGGAACTTCCGTGACATCATTTGCATCAGGTGTATCATTCTCTATGGCCGCTAATTGCGATATTGGAAAACAATATACATTAACTGCTAGCGTAACTGATTTGTTTGGTAGAACGTCAACTGTAACAACAACTGTACCCACAGCATTCTGTATACTTAATGTCAACAAGACTAAAACAGGCTTAGCAATAGGTAAATACTCAGAAAAAGATGCTTTTGAAGTAGATATGGATAGTTATTTTAATAAACCTATCAAAAGTGATCTAAATGTAGATGGAATATTAAATGCTAATGGAAGTATGACAGTTTTAGGTGCTCTTATTGCTAAAAATGGTATAACTCAAGCATATGGAAGACCTAATTCTATTAATACATTTTATAGAGATGTTTCATTACGATACTACTTAGCTACAAGTAGTTGTACAACTGGCAAACCTCCTGAAGACGCAGCTATATTGCATTTGCCTTGGGATAATGGTTCATGGGATTTACAAATAGCAGTTTCTGAAAATAACTTATACATTAGATCTGGTGATGGAGCAGGTGGTTGGAAAAAATGGAATAAGATGGCATTACAGTCTAGTGTTGATAACATAATTAACGGAAATACTAATGTTATGTTAAAAAATGATACTGGATGGATAAGTATAAAGAATATAGGAGGTTCATCATTTGCAAAGTATAGAGCAAAAAATGGTTTTTGTACTGTAGCTATAAATGTATGGGGTAATATGTCTTTACCTGCTAAAACCACAACAATATTTGGCTATATTCCAGCGCCATATAGACCTGCAATATCACTTTCAGCAGCTGGTACGCCAAAAGCTAATACGGGATATGAAATTCAATTAGATGTGGATACTGATGGAAAAGTCTCGGTATACAATACAAATCCAAATAGCGCTTCTGATTGGTTTGGCGCAACTTTAACATATCCATATTAAGGAGGAATATTCAAAATGGTAAAAACACATGAAATTAATTTAAGTATTGAACTATTTAATTCATTCACAAATAGAAACTATATTATTCTAGACAACAGTGCATTAAATATTCAAAAGAGCGATTATATTTTGTTCAGACAGACAATTTCTGCAAAGGGTGAGGAAGTACCAACAGAACTTTTCAGAATGACTCAAGTACAAGATATTGTAGAAGACAGTGGCTTAAAAGAAGGCTATGTCTTAATTAATGTAAATAAGTTATAAAAAAACTAGCCGCGAGATTTATACTAAGCAATTAGACGCAATGGTTCAGTATATTGACGTCTTAGAAAAACGTGCAGAACTTGAAGATATTAACTTATACAAATAGGAGGTAATTACAATGAACGTAATTCAAAATTTAGTAAGTCCTAGCTTATATTATTGTAAATGTCCTTTTGACATGAATCCGACTCGTATTGTTGTTCATAACACTGCAAATGACGCTTCTGCTAGAAACGAAATTCAGTATATGATCAACAATCATAACGAGGTTTCATTCCATTATGCTGTCGATGACAAAGAAATTGTTCAAGGTATTCCTGAAAACAGAAACGCTTGGCATTCAGGAGATGGTGGAAATGGAGTAGGTAACAGACAAGGTATTGCTATTGAAATCTGTTACTCTAGATCAGGTGGACCAAAATTTGATGCTGCTGAAGTATTAGCTGCTAAATTCATTGCATCTAAATTAAAAGAAAAAGGATGGGGAATTGCTCAAGTAACTAAGCATCAAGATTACAGTGCTAAATACTGTCCACATAGAACTCTAGATAAAGGATGGCAGAGATTCTTAAACATGGTTCAAGCAGAGTTAAATGCTCTAAATGGACAATCTAAACCTGCTGTTCAAAATGGAGCTTTAGAATCTTATAACGGATTTGTAGAAATAACATATTCTGGAGCAGATGGTATTGTCTTACATACTCAAGCTTCTTGGGATGATTCAACAGCTGCAGGAACAGTTAAAAAGGGTGAAGTATTTACTGTTGTAGGACGTCAATTAGTTGATGGAGTTTACATGTATAAACTTAAATCTGGTAAATGGATTACATCAGCAAAAGAATATGTATCATTTAGAACAGAATTACACGGATCTACAACTCAAACGACACAAGCCCCAACACCAGCTAAACCAACTTGCAAATATGGTGTAGGAACAAGAGTCTGCACTAATACTTTGTCAAATGACTCAGCTGGTTCAAAGGTATATAAAGGGGAATGGTCAGGAAAGATCACAAGAGTTATTCCAGGAGCTAAGTTCCCATATTTATTAAACAATGGAACAGGATGGACAAACGATACTGGAATTGACACTGATCCAAATGTACCAAGATAGGAAGGAAAAGGTGAACTATTATGGATTTCAACGCATTAACTCAAAATTTCGAAATTGTTGTACTTGTCGGATGTTTAGTGGTTGGGTATATTATTAAAAAATCATTAGACTTCATTCCAAACAAGTATATTCCAACAATCTTAGCAATTTTAGGAGCTTGTTTAAACTCAGTCGCTAAAGGACCAAGTTTAGAAACAATTGTTTATGGTGCACTAATGGGTCTTGCATCTACAGGTATGCACCAAGCATTTACACGATTTGTAGAAAACACACCTGAAGAATAATTGAGGCTTGATCATGGTTTTTACAATTAATTCTGATCAAGTACTTTGGGTATGTACTTCGCTTGCTGCTCTTTGGACTGCATGGGGTATCTTCAAACAAATTAAAAAGCCAAGTGACGACCACAGAGCAATGTTACTTAAGCATGATAATGACTTGAAAGAACACGAGGAGTTATTTGCTAAGGACAATAGACGGCTTATTACATTAGAAGATGGGTACCGCAAAATGTTAGAGTGGCAAACGGAGCAACATCATATAAATATGGAAAACGAAAGACGATTTAAAGAAGATGAGGAGTCTCGTAAAGTAATCATGAAAAGTCTTTATGTCATAATCAATCACACAATTACTGGTAATGGCATTGACCAACTTAAGCATGTACGAGATGACTTAAACGACTTCCTTATTGAGAAGTAAAAACAAAAGAGGGCTCGTTATATTTTCAAGTCCTCTTCGTTTTTCTGTGTGTACTAATAGATGTTAGCCAACAGGTTCCATAATATGAACATGACAATTAAAAAAGCCTGGCGTTACAACATTTGCCTCGACTACATCTTCATTGATTGTATGATAAGGTTCAATGGCTGTGATTTTTCCGTCTTCACAAGTGATCAATTGATCAAATTTAGGTGTATCGCTCACACCATCTATCATTGTTTTAGCGTGTACAAAAATTTTACTCATAAAAATACTCCTTTTCTCAATTTACATAGTATTATGCTCTAAACAAACAACAAATGCAAGTGCTTTCAGAAAATAAAATAATTACTTACAAATTAAAAAAACGCTTTATATAAAGTGTGGCATTAACTGATGCTAACAACGAATGAAAATATTTACAAAACGCTCGAAATAACATGAAAATGATACATAATGGGTCATACACAAATATTTGGAGGAAAAGTAATTGTAAAATGAAGTGTAGTGACCATGTGTATGGCATTTGCGTTTGCGGGATGTTCCACATTCGTTTCACTATTACCAAAATAAAAATCTAGAAATAGAATTTTTGATTGAACAAAACGCAAAATAATTCCAGTCGAAGTAAAGGCAGGAAATAATCGTTCGCAATTAATGGGTCAATTGTTGAAGAATGAAGATATTCCTTATGGATATAAATTTGTGAATGGAAATTGTGGAATTAATGGTAAAAAAATAACTTTTCTATTATACTTAGCTATGTATGTGGATTAGGTTGAGGTAAAAAATGAGAGAAAAGGTTGAAAAGTATATTGAGTTAATTATAGGAAGTATCTTACTTTCGTTAGGGATTTATTTGTTTGTGACACCTAATGGAATCAACTTTGGTGGTGCGATTGGAATTGCACAGATTATTGAGTATTTTATTGTAAAGATGGTGCCAAGTCTTGGACATATGAATTTGGTGGGTATCATTAACTTTATGATCAATATTCCTTTGTTCATTATGGGCTTTAAAATTATGAATAAAGAATTTTGTATAAAGACTGTCATTAGTTTAGTGGTGCAAACCATTACTCTATCTATTTTGCCAAAACAATCTATTGTGATTATGCCAGACATGCTTTCAAATTGTATTTTTGGAGCTTTGATGTGTGGCATTGGAGTAGGACTTGCCTTACAAAGTAGTGGATGTTGTGGAGGTATGGATATTGCAGGTGTTTGTTTATCGAAGACAAAACCAGGCTTTTCTGTAGGTAAGCTATCGATTATTATTAATTCAATCTTATTTACAATTTGTGCCTTTATTTTT